GCTTTTCCTCAATCCGGACAAATTCGACCTTGCCTTTTTCATTTTCCTTTGCCTTTTCTTCCACATTGTAGAAAGCTCCGTCCCTATAAATGAAAGGCTCCCTAATGTCCCACATGGTAGACTCAACAGCATAAGCGGTTTCGCCATAAATAGCTTTGGCGACCATGTTCGCATCAGTAGGATTTTCAAAGATAGTGACTGTCTTTCCTTCATGTTCCTCCGTTGTGGGATTTGGCAAAATTAACGCAAACTCCCTTTTCATTTCCTCTCCTTCCTCTTTTAGATAAATTAAAAAAGGAACTCCGTAAGGAATCCCTTTCATGCACATAGATGTATGTAAGCTTTACCATGTTCCGTCATTCATATTTGTTCCCCAGGCAATATAAATGCATCCGGTACCGCCCTTTCCACCGTCAGCTTGATAATATTGTCGGCTGAGAGATTGTCCTAATCCACCCCCTCCACCATTACCAAGCCCATCTGTCCCATTGTCTCCATACGAGAACCACGGCCTGCTTTGAACACTACCGTTTCCACCACTAGCATACATTACACCGTTGAAACCAACAGTAGTAGTGCCTTGCCCTGCTCCACCTTTTGAACCGCCTCCGGAAGAGCCATTTGTTCCACCGGGGGCATACTCGCTTCTTCCAGTACCACCTCCGGAACCGCCTTTTCCTCCTGCACCGGATGAATTATCTCTATCACCTTGTTGTCCCCAAGAACCTGCGTGTGCAATTCTATCGCCAAGCCTAGTGATAACGCCGTCCTCCCATTTACCGGTGTATGTATAACCTGGATGGTCAGTGTTTATCACTCCATAACTTCTGCCTTTATAAATGAAAGTGGGAACTATCCAAGATAACTGTTGGCCGGGTGTTACGTTCATGTAATCTTGAACAACATAACCACCACCTCCACCACCTCCTGCATAAAATCCTTCGCCACGTCCACCATAACCTCCCTGTCCAACAAGGATAAACCTGATGCGGTAAACATTCGCAGGAACAGTCCATACTCCTGCACCCATACCCAGAGTAATGGCACCACTAGCGGCGGTCGGTGTAAATTCAAGTTTTGGGGCCGAATTGATATCTTGATACCATCTACCTCCTTTAACTGAGACATAGGAAACAGCTTTAATGTAATGAGGGACATCTGGAAACAGTGGAGTAATGGTATAAGTATCAGCGGTGTCATAGACCCATTTCCCTGATGTATCGTCAGGATCCCTCGGTTCAGGCTCACTTTTTTTCCAGGCTATAAGCCTCACACCACTCCACATTGCCCCACCGGAAGGCTTAGCCCATGTAAACATGGTTTGTTTATGTCCTCGTGGGGCGAATCTAAAATTTGTTATTGAGGCAATTTCAAATGCTTTAAGAGCCAGTGCCTTTATATACTCTTTTGAATACATAATGGTAGCATTTTGGCCATCACCTAATCCCGGTAATTCAACTTCTCTGTTGTCTAGTTCAGGAACTACCAATTTGTTGTCGGTTTTTTTCTTATATAGACCGGGAGGCAACTTTCCAAGAAGGGCATCAAAGTTATTGAGTTTTCGTATATCTTCTTTATTGTGAAGAATTAAAATGTCTCCACGGTTCTTCCCTCCTGCTCCCCCAAGAGGTATAAACACTTCACTCATTACTTACTCACCCCCTTTAGTTTTACTTTAAACTCCTTGTTAGGCTTCTCTGCCGCACAATAGAAAGTAACATACCCATCTGTAACCTCTGCGCTTGTGATTAGGCCAGCCATTTCGTCGTAGGTTTCGATATCAGAAACGCTGGACGTCTTTGTATGCGCCTTGCCCATAGATACGGAATCTGTAGCCTTGGCCGTTGGGACAGATACCTTTTGGCTATATGGCGCGGAAGTACTCCAGGCATTAGCCGGAATAGTTACAATCGTTTCTTGATACAAAGCATTCACGCTCTTTGTGATGGCGTTTACATCGTTTGCCCCGAAGGGAGTGCCCTCCTGCGTGTAGGATGTTGCATCAGTGAGAGATACTGTTCCGTCACTGTTATTCTCCATGCGGAACTTCCTTTTCTGATACATGGCATCCTTGTAGTCTGTTTTTAGGCTCATAGCAAATCTCCTTTCGTTCCTAATTTAAAAGATAGCCTACGCATACCTTCTTCTCTTCCTGTAAAGTTTTGATAGATAAGGAGGCAAGCGTTTTCTATTCGGTTAAGTTCGTCCCAAGTGATAAAGGGCTGGTTATCATAGAAGGTCTGCCTCTCTCCGATAGTAAATGGGAAAGTAGCGGAGCAGATTCTATCCAGATTAGATTCAAAAGCGTTTATCTCATCGGCATAGAATCCGTAGTCTTGATAGCTTTTATCCGCCCCCATTTCTGTAAAAGGAAAATCCGACCAAAGTGCTACTGCCTTCTGCCGGATCTCGTTGATGTTTCCCTTTATTCGGTTATAGTCTTCTACATTGAAGAAGTCTGTACTCTTCCAGTCTGTCTTAGGTGTCTTCCACAAAAGAAACCTCCCTTCTTGCCTTTATGCTTCCGGATAAGGCACCGTTATAGTTCAAGGTATGGTCAAATACCCGAAGCATTAGCTTATCTACATATTTATTCTCAAGATACAGTAAATCGTTGGCCATTAACCGTGGCTCTCCTCGGTACGTAAGGCTGTATTCCCTGTCTGCTTTTAAGTAGTTCCCTACCCAATCCAATACATCGGTAGCAAGGGCAGTATCCGATATCAAAGGATTCTTCCACTTTTCCCTCTTTCCGGATGGATTTAGTTCCTTCTCCATAGTATAGGTCTTTACCAAGTATTCCTTGCCATTGACCTTTACTTCTCCTCCGGATCCGGAGTAAGAGAAGCGAAGGAAGTAGACTCCCGCCTCAAGCACGGTTACTGTTCCGGATGTGGCCTGTACTGTGCAGCCATAGGAAGGATTGCTAAACTCTGCGATATATTCGCCTGTCTTAGTACACTCTACCTTAGCAAGCTCCTTTTCTCCCTCTGTGCTGTCAAGGTATTCTGTCCTTGTAAGCTCCAAGGTCTTTACAGATTGAAGCTGGGTGCCTAGAGGCGTTTTGGTTAGTTCTCTTCCGTAGCTTAATTCGTAGTCCGTGACATTTCCGAAGCTTACCTTGTTAAGAACAGCCCTTCCTCCTGTCTTTGGGGGTGCGTCCTCATAGATAGTCATTTCGTCGAACGGTGCGAACTCGTGGGATATGATGAAGTCTTCTCTATCTACCGTATAGCTTAATTCTTCTACGGTCTTTCCGTTTAACGATGTATCTATAACAATCTTGCTGGGATAAGTGCGCCCAAACTGCAGTTGCATGCCGAAACAAGCAAACGCTGCCTCAGAGGTAATAGATAAAAACATATTGTCATCAATGTACCCAACATCTGCCTTGCCACTTCTTGGAAGGAATAAAGTTGTGCCGTCTACCCTAGAATAGTTTCCGTTTGTAAGGGAGTATTCTTTAATATGCAGATTCTCAAGAATCCTTGTACCATTGGAGAAATACGGCTCCCTAGCAACGGTACTGGTCATCCTCGGAACGAAGGAAGAGCGAATCACAATCTTTCCTTTTTCGTCCTGATACAAAAGGCATCTTCCTGCATTGGAAAGAAGCTGTAAGGCTTCTCTGTGGGTTACTACAGGGATAGGGTTCTTTATCTTTACCGCCTTTAGATATTCGTCTATGTAAAATTCTCTCGGGTCCACTCCTGCATCAGTAAGAACATCTAGGCAAAGGTCATATATGCTTATTCCCTGAGGATAAAACTTTCCTTTTCTATACTTCCCTGTGAGCCCCGATAGAAAGTCTATAGCTGTAAAGCTCATCTTGTCGTCATCAGCAGACCACTCTTTAAGCTTTAAAGTTCCTACTTGCAGCCATTCAAACCTGTCCTCAATCTCTTGTCCCATAAAGGCCTGCACCTTCTGGCCAAGTTCTAAGAAGTTTACTGTACTCTTTTCGTTTTCTATGTCGTAAGCCCTGTCTTTATTGTTTACGCTTAATCTAAAGTCGATTGTAGGCAGCGCCTCCATAATAGGACTGATATGCTCTTTCTTACTGGCTGATAGGATGTTCCGTTCGTTAAAGTAGATACCTATGCCCATGATGATTTCATGGATATGCAGACGTCCTTTACCATTTACCATCTTAATAGGAATAATGGATAGTGTCGTAGTGCCTTTAAACACCTCATCACAGACATATTTGCTTTTAGTATTTCCTATTACATCCTTCCAGCTTTGGTCGGTAACGATTGTAAATGCTTCCGGATAGGCCTTTCCGAAGTCTATAGTGACTCCTCTTAGATCCACCGGCACAGGGAAGATAAAGTCTATAGTCCCTTCTATTTCCTTTGATACAATTCCCTGATTTAGAACGCAGTCCGACTTTTCCCTCGGAAGGAAATACATCCGACCGTCTACGGAACTATAGTTCTGTTCTGCTGTAGCGTATAGGGCATCTACAACATAGTTATTAAGAGGCTTTTCCAGATTACTAAAATAAGCTGTCTCAGAGCTCACTTTAGCACTGCCCTGCGCCTCTTGATTAATTACTCCGATATTTACCCTCATTAGGGTGTGCCCCCGGAGGGGCTTTTGCATTTCTTCTTTGTATGCACTTGTTACTTGAAGCATAGCCCCTCCCGGTTAATTGATTCCGCAGTCTACAATGTTTACCTTGCAATCCCGATACATGGTAGGCAGGCCAGTCTTATCGAAGGCTATCGGAGTAGCTGTTCTGTTTCCCGGATACATCCGGATAGTCTGAAAACGGTTATGGACCATATCAGGGATTTTTGCGACCACCACAAATTTATCGAACTCCTGCAGCATATCTGCCCAAGTCTTTGCATCTAGGCTTTTCCACTGAAGGGAATCAAATTTGTATTGGTCTCTTCCTACCTTCTGGCCAACGAACTCCCCTTTGGCATTCTTTCCGGCTGAAACATTGGTAGCAACCACAAGATTGCCACCAACATCCGGAGCAGGAAATTCTTTTCCGTTGATTGTTATCGTTGCCATATTACCCCCTTAAGCTGTATCCGCTTCGACCTTCCAAGTCGGTAAGTCTTTGCTTTATCTCTCGAACATCCACATAGACCGTTAGATCCATAGCTTCAATCTGCTCTGAGATTCTGGATAGGAATGCAAGCATTCTTTCAAATTGTTCTTCGGAGATTCCTGGATTAGACGCCATAGACACTGCTCGATTTAGTAAGTCTTCCAGCTTGTTTTCCGGAGCAACCACTTCTCCGTAGTGCCGGTTATCTCCAATCATGGCAAGCTGTGGAGTATTAGCTTTTACAAAGCCACCGTTAGCAAGCTTTGGAATGGAAACCGTGGGAACGGTAGGAATGCTTAAGCCGAAGCTGTTTCCCCCGATTTCAGGTATCCAATCGGGAAGTTCAAAACTAATGGAGTTCAAAGAATTAATCATGCTATTAATAGCCTTGATTACTCCGTTAGCCATGGACTCCACGCCGCCAAGGATGGAATTGATTACGCCTTTGATTCCTCCCCACATACCCTCAAAGATAGATACTGTGGAAGTCTTCAAATTAGTCCAAATCTTTTCCCAATTCTCCTTTATGGTATTTAAAGCCGTGGAGATACCATTTTTAATAGCTTCCATCTTCTCGCTAAGCGCAGACTTAATACCGTCAAAAATGCGTTTAAAGAAATCGGATACCGCTTTCCAGACAGCTTCCCAGTTCTTCCGCATCATGTTGAGCATTCCGGTAAGCTTTGCAAGCATTACATTTAGCATCGCTTCCAAGATACCTGTTATGGCTCTCCATACGCCGTCAAATATAGCCTTAATACCGTTCCATGCCCTGTCCCAATCACCTGTAAGCACGCCAATAATAAAATCCATTAGACCGCCTAGGGCAGTCAGGACGCCATCTATCACTTTCCCCACTCCATCGAGGAATGCGAAGAAGCAATTTACAGCTACATCTAACGCCATGCCGATTTGTTGCACCGCAACGCCTGTGAACCAAACAATAAAAGGCTCAATAACGGTAGTCCACGCTACTTGAATACATTCCGATATTTTTCCGAAAACTTCTTCGAATTTCGGCATGAGCGGCGCAATGACATTGTCCTTAAAATCCGTGAACTTGTCTGCCGCTTTCTGAACTATCGGAAGAATGTAAGTGCCGAAGGACTCTAAGAACTTGTCTCCTACCGAAACGATGGTTTCCTTCATCAAGGTAAATAGCGGATGTACAGAATTATCATAGATGCTTATGATCGTGTCGCCATACATATGGAATATTTCAGCCAGGTCATTAAAAATCTGCATTACCGGTTCAGATAGCGCGTTATAGGTTTCAATAATCCGGTCTTTTAACGCCACAACAGGAGTCAGAATCACATCTATGGAGTCACGGAAAAAGCTTTCAGAAACCACAATGAAGGTCCCCAAAATATCCGAAACGATGCTAATGATGTCGGCCCCTATCTGCTTAAAGTTATCGCCTTGAAGCACGGAAAAGATATCAGCTATGGCTACTGCGAAGTTCGCTTGAATGTCTGCTATATCCCCTTCAATATCAAACATCTTCACAATGAATTTCTTAATGCGTTCTGTGTTCTGCGCAAGATATTTCTCAACTGATCCGCTTAAGAAATCCACGAAGGTAAGTCCGATACTTACTCCTGCTCCTGCAATCTTCCCTAGATCAACTGCAACCCTGTCAGCAAAGGTATTGGCGGCATTAAGCACTTCGCTTGATGTAAAAATGTTGACTAGGCTTTCTCCAATTCCTTTAAAGTTCTCTTTTATGGAATCTAGGACGGATATATCTTTCAGCCCTTCCCAGAATCCGGACATAAAGAGATTCTTTAATTCGTTGAACCTATCTATCATGCCCTGTAAGTGCTCATTGATTCTGGCAGTCCCCTCTTCCATTGCGCCGGTATCGAAGGATTCCATGGGGAAGTCTGCACCGCCCCCGCCACCTTCTCCACCACCTCCACCTCCGGAGGAATCGCTCTGATCAGGAAGGATATTAAGTTCGTCAATGCCTGTAGTTGCGCTCTTGATATCTTTAGCTGCCTTTTTAGCCGCCCCTCCTGCACCACCTAGTGCACCGCTTGCTTTATCTGCACTCTTTGCTACGGCATCCGTTCCGGCTGTTACACCCTTAGGATTGATGGCAAGCTTTGCAGTACCTCCCAGCATGGCGAAGAAGCTTCTTAAAGCGCTTATGGCAGTTAGGATTCTACCGATTAAGATATTCAGCATCCTAACTACAGGACTAAGCACGGCAATGAGGCCACTACCTATGGCGGCTTTAAGACTATCGAATTGTAAGGACAAAAGCCTCACCTGATTAGCCCAGCCGTCCGATGTCCTCATGAAGTCGCCTTGTGCAGCAGAAAGCTGGTCTTGCACAAATTTAAACCGCAACGCTACCTTCTCAGCTTCAGACATAGATTTAGTAGTCTTACCAAAGCCGTTGGCCATGGCAAAGGCATCCAGTGCGGTCTGTGTCATTACTACACCTAAAGACTTAAGGCTTTCCGTCTCTCCGGTAAACACGGATTTAAGCTTTGTATAAGCTTCGTCCTGACTCATGTTGTAGAAAGACGCTACGTCTCCGGCAAGGCCTGTTAAAGCAGTAGCCATATCATAGGCTTGCCCCTCAGAGAAGCCAAAGGCTTTGCCCATTGCGCCGAAAGTACCGGTAAAGTTCTTAGCCATGGTTTCAGATAGACCGAACTGCGCTGCAGCATTCCTTGCAAAATCGTCTATCTGTTTATTCATTGTAGGAAAGACGGTATCTACTACGTTCTGCACTTCGGAAAGGTTGGAGCTTAGTTCTATACATTCCTTACCGAAATCTATAATCTTTTTTACCGCAAAAGCGCCGGCAATCATTTTTCCTGCTTTAGCAGCTAGCTTTGATATGCCGTTTAGTCCCGCCTCAAAATCGCCCTTGTTAAGGACTAAGTCAAGGCTTACCTGCCCTACGCTATCTCCCATTTATCCTCCTTTCCTACGATAAAAGCGAAAACAAGCTGGCTTCCAGCTTTCTCATTTCCGCTGCGTATTCTTCCTCTGTCATTCTTTCACTCTGTTTTGTACGCCAGTCGTCGTAAATCTTCTTTTGGTACGAAGAGAATCGTTTGATGGTCTCCTGGTCTGTCTCGCTTCGGATTGCCACCACCTTACCAAGAGCAGTGTCTGCGGATAGACCGGATAAAAGGGCAGAAAACTCTGCCCAGTCAACCGTCTTAAAATCCTTCGTAGATAAACGAAGGCCGTACTGTGACAGGAAGCTGGAAACTATCAAGTCCCAGTCTTCAAACAGGTCATAGTACGGCTCATTACTCTTTTTCTTGCTTCTCTCCTGTGATTAGCTCTACAGCGGCCTTAATCACTACAATCAGGTCATCAAAGCTAAGCTTAAGCTTTGCGAGCTTCTCTCTGGATTCCTCCGGGAACAAAGTCTCGTAAGCTTCATTTACTTCCTTCGCTCCGGCATCACCGCCCATAAACTGGAGCACCTTCAACATAGAAGGCGCATCACTGTTTACTTCAATCTCTTTCCCCTTGATGATTAAGCAGCTGTTCTCTTCAAAGTTCAGTCTGTCTGTAATATCAATCTTCTTCATGGATTAACCTCCGATTCCAGGTGTAGCCGGTGCGGGTGTGATTGTCGGCTTACCGTAGCACTCCGCATCGAACTCCAAAGCGTCAATTCCTGTGGTATCTCCACCGCCCGGTGTGGTTACGTTGATAACTACGGGGCAGGTAAGCTTTGCGCCGGATACCATAGTCCACTCAAACTGTGTCATTACATCGGGTCCAAACTTCCAAGCAAGGTCTGCGATATAGTCGTTTGCCTTGTCCCCTACGCATCTTTTTCCTTTAAACTTAAAGGACATCTTCTTACCGGTCATAGCCGCCTTAGACCAGCCCTCCGCATCCATCGCAAACCAGTTCTCTACGGTACCGTCGATGGTGGGCGCAAAGTTCTCGAGATCTTTTGGTGTTGCCATGTCCTGAGGCTTACTGTCCATGCCTTTAAGGCCGAACTTAAACTGATTAGAATGCACCGGATATACTTTTCCTGCTACTTCGCTCATAATCATTTCCTTTCATAAATCACATCAATCCAGATAACGAACTCATAGACTCCGCTATCGTCAGTTCCTACGTCTTGTGGTTCCGGTACTGCCAAAGATAGGTAACGAACCACGGTATCGCCTATCTGAAATGCTTTGTCTTTTGCCTGTAAAAATTGAAAAAGCTTTATGGCCGCTTCTTCCGTTTCCACAAAGCTTTTATTCCAATGAATTAACAAGGATATCGGAGAAATGCCGTAGCTTGTATGCTCTAAGCCTCCTAAGGCCTTGATGGGCGTACCGTTGGACTTCCTGTGATAGATTCCAAGGGATTTCTCCTTTTTATTATCCAGTTTTCCGATATAAACCTGCTTAAAAAGGTCGCTTTCCTTAATCAGCTGCTGAATTACTTTCAGCGGTAGCACTAAACATCCCCCCTCTCCTTGTAAAACTTCATGAAGGCATTCTTCGCAAAGTCTTCCTTCTCTCCGCCCTTCTCCCAGTCCTCGAACCATTGCCCTTTAGCATTGGGATTCTCGGAGGTATCGAAGTTGAATTCCGGATGATAGTAAAGCCTTCTTGCGTATGGCGTAGAGTGCACCAGCCTTACCACACCTCTATCTGCATCAGAATCATCCACAAAGGCAGATTCGTTCTGCAAATTACCGGTTTTGAAGGGTATTACTTGGCTTTGCGCTACATCGCTATGCACAGCCTCTCCCGTCATGGCGAGGGCAGTTACGGCCGCTCTAGAAAGCTGTTGTATCCTCGGAAAGTTCATTTTTACCGTGCTTGTAGCCTTCATTACTTCACCTCCAGCTTGCAATAATTCACTGTCCCATCAGGATTCCTTGCTTTCATGCCGTGAACGATTTCTCTTTCCTCGGAGAAGACCGTTACAGTTCCTCCGGATAGGCTTGGAAAGTTCTCTGCAATGTCTCCCGGGAAGTAAGCTGTTCCGGTACACTCCACAAGCTTCTTTTCTTCCGTGAAAATAGTTTTTACGCTGTCTTGGAAATTGCAAAGAAGGCTTAAATCAAGAGAGCGTTCCGGCTCTCCGTCTTCCGTTATCCCTTCACCGGTTAAATGCACCTCGATAGGAACCTTACAAAGGCCTTTGGGAACTAAACAAGGATACTTCATACTTCCTCCTATATCGCCTTACAGCACAGCCCTGTTTGGCAGAGCAAAGCGTAAAGGGAGCGACTGATTGTCACCCCCTTTTCTACCATTACCTTCTCGCTGGAAGATAACTTCACGCTTGCTCCGTTAAGGCTATACTCGCTTAGCGGCGATTCTAAAAATTCCGCGTTATCGTGTTTGAAAAGGGCGAGCTCTCCAGCTACCTCTTCGATAATCTCTTTTTGAAAGTCAGTGAGATGCACAAACCCAATTCCACGAATGCGGTTATAGCTTAAAGTATCAATGTCCCTACTTGCCCGGTTTAAAAGTTCGTCTATCTTGTCCTCCGGAACTTCTGTGCCGTACCTCTCAATAAACTTCGTTTTATCCAGGTAAGGAATCATCTTAGTTACCTCCGTCCTCTACGGCTTCGGCTCCTTTATTCTTCCCCTTTCCTTGGGACTGGGCTTTCTGCAGTTCTGCTTCAAGAGCTTCCAGCTTATTTTGAAGCGCTGCATACTCATCATAGGACACAGTCTTACCGGGAGCCGCCTCTAACAGCTCCCCATCATCGCCGTAAATGTCGAATCCCTGCGTAAGGTAAAACCCCTTCTGAGAATCATCAATGAAGTATTCCTTATTTTCTTTTACTGCTTTCACGCTCTACCTCCTTAGTGCTTAGTTACGTGCATTGCACAGCCTGCAACCTTTCTCTCAATCAAGAAGAGATCCCAGTAGTTTCGATTCTGATACAGATATCCGTCTGCGGTTCTGGAATCAGTTCCCGGAGTGAAAAGAGAAATGTAAGCGTACTTGTCTCTAGCGACTACGCAGGAAGGATGAACCAGAATGAAGTTAATCTGATCCGCATCGGCAGCGGCCACGCATCCATCGGTGAAGTTGTACTTGGTCTTCAAGCGTCCGGACTGAACCATCTTGATGGTTACATCATCCAAGGAATGCACGTTTCTATTTACCTCATTAGCACCGTTTACAGTGATTACTCGCTGGATGCCATCTGCTTCCTTTAACAACTTGTTTACTGCCGGAGTAACATAGAGGATTCTTCCATCTACAGGCACTCCCGCGTCATCCATCTTGGACATTTCCTCATCAAATACAGCCAGGATGTTCTGTGCAGTAAGAACGGTAGTGCTGTCGATTCGTCCGTGAAAATTAGTAAGCTCCGTGTGAAGCTTGGAGAAGTTGTAGCAGTCCTTCTCAGGGATTGCCTGCTCATTCTCGAAGGTGTTCTGGATATTCGCAACGGCCAAAGCAAGGTTTGTCTCGTCGATATCCATAGGATCAACGAAGAACTCGATATCTCTATCGTGGGCAAGCTTCTTAGGCTCCCAGTCGTTAGCGATGTTTCCGGTATTGAAGCCTGCGGTTCTTGTGTGGTCCTTATAGCCGGATAAGGTAAGGCGAGGAAGCTTGATAGTCTGCGCATTAAGGAAAGTAATCTGTGGATTACTGTGCATTAATGCATCAGAACAAAGCTCCTTCTCATACTTCTGTGCCAAAAACTGTGTAAACTGTTCTGCGTACTGATATACTGCCATAATTAAATTTCCTTTCTCCTATTTAGGATTAACTTAGTCCGAAGGCTTTCTTTAGCGCCTCCGATTCATTCTCATTTTTGCTACCGCCGTTTGCACCTACGGCTTGGAACCCTGTAGCCTTGGTATTAGAAGCCTTAAGCTGCGGGATATCCTCAAGCACCTTATTCAGCGCCTTCTTAACATCCTCTTCCTTAAGCTCCTTTCCGTCTAAAGCGGTAAAATCTGCCATCTTTAAGACGTAGGGGATTGTTTTGGCGTCAAGCCCTAAGCTTACCGCTTGCATTGTGGCAAACTGCTCAAGCTTTGCCCTCTTAGCCTCTTCCTGTGCAGCAGTAAGACCGCTTTGGAGGGTAGCTAAGTCAGGCGTGTTCTTCGCCTTTTCCTCTTTAAAGGTGTTAATTGCCTTTTCTACCTCTTCCTGTGTAAGGCCTTGCTGTTTGAAATAGCCTTTCATAGCTGATTCCTCTGCCGCCTTGGTTCTTCCCTCAATAATCTGCGCAAGCTTGTCATAATCAATCCCCGGCATACTCTGTCCGTTCTGATTCTGAGACATTCCCTGCTGACTACCCTGCTGATTATTAGACTGCTGTGTTCCTTGTTGGGTTTCTTGTCCCTGTGCATTGTTTTCCATATTCTCCTCCAGTTTTATGTGTGTCTCACAATATAGTTTCCCTGTTTTTCCAAGGTGTCTCCTCGTAGTTTTACGCCTTCGGGCAATATAAAAAGCACCGCCCTATGGACAGTGCTTTAAAGCATGATATGATGAAAGAAAAAAGGAGAAAACGCATGATAGATTCTACTTCTAAGAAGGTACTTCACTACCTCTACAATCTTCCCGATTTTACTTTCGATGTAAATAAGCAGCTAAATCCTCCCGACTTTCTAAGTTGGGATTCTTTCTTAGCCTGTCTTGAGTATCTTGAGCAGGAAGGCTATATCCATACATCCCGAATAGGTGAAAACCAAGCCTTTCTTTCGGCAGTCCTCACTCACAAAGGGCGGCACTTTAGAGCATTCAATTCCATCGCCCTTAAAAGATACTTACTGGACAAATGGGTTGACTTAATCGCCCTAATTATCTCGATAATTGCTCTTTTGGGCGCCTACCGTGGTGAAATCAGTGCGTTACTACACCTATTAATGCCAGGATAGACAGGATAAATGCCAGCTTGGAGAACCAAGAAAAATCTCCCCAGCTGTACCATAGTTTTTCTTTTTTCATAGCTTCCTCCTATTTTACGATGTGAATAATCTCTTTCAGCATTTCTCCGGCTTTCTTCATGAGGCTGTTCTCTTCCAGATACTCTAAGCCTTTAAGTGTAATCTCCGGCCGCACAAGCTTTACCTTCGGGTAGCTTACATCAAAGGACTCCCAAGCTTCCCCTCCGGTAATATATCCCTCTTTCAGGAGCATGGCCATAAGCCTTGACCACATCGGAAGACTGATTCCCAGCGCCTCCGGAGAAAGCAGCTTACTGTCCCATTCTTCCAAGTCCATAGCCTTATGTAGGTTAGATAGAATCCTGTAAATCTGTTTGAATTGTTCCATAATCACTCCTTTTTAGGCAACAAAATACCACCGAAGACCGGTGGTAGATTAGTTTTCTTTTATGATGCCTTTCTTTTTGAGCTCTTCAACTTCTTCCTTGGTGAGAATATGAACCCCAATTTTCTCTTCTTGCCAAGATTTATACCTTTCAGCAAGAAGCCTTTTATACTCCTTATTCGTCATGTTACCACCTCCAATTCGATTAAATTTCCATGTCTCGATAATACTTTAAAAAGAACTCCTTTGTCAATCAATAGTTCTCTCTGATTAGGGAAATGACTTAGAGATTCTATGTACGCCGCCTTACTACCTTTGGACACATACAGCTTATAATCGTATCCTCCTTTGATGATTCCTTTTCTGCGTACAGACGTGCTTATAAATTGCTTTGAAGTAAAAAATTCACCAACTTTTGCACCCATACTAAAATCAAAGTTGCTTCCTCTGTAGGTTACAACATTGTGTGTCAGTTTAAACTTAGCTATTCCTTCTGACATTCGATCAGCGTGCTCTTTCATTCTTGGATTTTTATCTATCTCTCCGTTTCTAAGTAACGCATTCAGGCGCTCATAAAACCGGTTTGGCTTTGCGTCGCCCGGATTATAGCTGTACTTTCTTATCGACTGCTTTTGAGGCTCTGATAAGCTTTCAATCCAGGCTTCTGCATCCTTCCTAAGTACCTCTACAGCTCTTTCAGGAGAGACCGCATTGAACGACGCAACATATCGTTTATAGTCTGCATATTCTTCTAAGGACATGTTACCAGTCTTGAAAAATACGTGTTTCTTTAAGAGCCGTGCTCTTAAATCGTACTGCTTCTTATTCTCCGGATCCAGCGAGAACATAGACAGTCTTTCAAACTTCTCTACCTGATGTTCAATCCGCTTTTCCTTTTGCTCTCGGTTATAGTCTTCTGCTACTTCCTCAAGCTCTTCTTTAGTCCACTTCTCCTCTCCGGCATGAAGTTCCGGGAAGTAAGTAGTATGGCTGTCTTTGCAGTTAGGATGATAAAGCCCCGCCCCTATCGCGCTGGATAGAAGAGGGTAGTCTCCGTCCTTCTTGTTTCCTCCTGACCAAACATCGTCAATAAAGACTTTTCCAACGAAGGGCGCGCACTTCGGGCAAGGATTGCCTCTTTTTGCCAGTATTACCGTAGTAATGCCCCACTTCCTTCTCTTCTCCCCTTCTCCGCTTAGATAGGCTCTCTTATTCGCAGTTCGTACCGCCATTCTTGCGTAGTTTGGAAGAGTATGCCTGGCACCGTTCTTATACTCTACGCAATTAAGGCCACTACTAAGCATGGCTTTAGTCGCCATGTCTACTGCTTGCTCGTAAGTGCCCGCACCGCTATTTGCATAAACCTGCGCATTAAAAATGGCCTTACGATACTGATCGTCGGCCATACGGAGAATTGCTGTTTCTGCTTTTGTCATGTCGGCTTTAGTAGCTTTGATTAAAGCCTCTAACTTTTCCTTATTAAGCTGGAAGAATCTTCCGGTTAAGGGATTCATGGATTGCCTAAGCTTTGCGCCTTTCTTAGCTGCACGAAGTATCTTTCTTTCCTCATGCATTCCTCCTGCAGCATAGGATTTCCGGATAGCCTCTTCTATCTTTTCATTGATAGCTAAGAATCTTCCGGAATACTTCTCCTTATTATCCTGCCGGTATGCCCTAAGGCTTTTAAGCTGTTCGGCTTGCCACATGGTCCATTCTTTCTCTTCCTTGATCTCTTCTATGCGATGCCGTCCCATGTTTCGAATCATGGAGGCAATGAGTTCTTCCTCGATTCTATCGAGGGCTTCTCCGATGTCATAATCCATTCTGATGCACCTTAAAGCCTTGCAAGCGATAAGCCCTGATTAGTTCTTTCAGTTTACCTTTACTCTTGCAGTCGTCCTTTCTAAGCTCTGCCATGCCGTCTTTTTCCAAGGCGTATACTCCGAAGGGCACTTGCTCAGACGCCAGCTTAAGCATCTGCCTGTATTCCTCCGGGCTCATTTTGTAGCTGTGGTTTAATATCTGGACTACCATCTATTCCCTCCTCTACTGAAAAGTCCGGCTCCTCTACGCTGGTAATGCCCTGCTCCTCTTTTAGCCTTGCGACTTCTTCCTCTTTTTCACTGCTGTCCATGGTGTCTCCATACAGCTCATCTACACACCTCTCAATGCTCATAATTCCACTTTGTCTAGCCTGAGCGATTGTTTGTACTGCGGCTTCAAAAGAGGGGTTCGCATATTCTCCGAAGGGGATGTCAACCTTGACTTCTTCAATGCTTTCTCCTCTTAGTACCTTCTCTGCATTGATACACTGCTGAATAAGCTTTGGTATTTGCTCTTGAATAGCCTTTACAATGCTTGCTCGAGTATATAGCGTAGTCTTCTCCTTCTCCCGCTGTGCCTCTGCATTGTCCAGCTTCTTCGTATCAATCCCCAAAGTAGAGGGGCTGATAATTCCTTGTAAGCAAAGGTCTAAGGCAGTGATGTAAGAAGCCATATAGCTATCATGAGGGATATTTGGCTGCGTAACAGTGATTGCATTCTTCGCACCCTCGGAGATATCGTCCGCTCCGGCAATGAAACGATTGTCAAAGGCGTTAGGTTTTAAAAGCAGTCCGCTGTTTGGGTCTCTAGGGATAAAGCTTTCAGGAACATAGGTCTTAGACCGCCCCGCCCTCAAAGCATCCATCCACTGACTCCATGCTTCGTCTAAGGCATCAAAGGAATCCAGCTTTCCGTCATAGATGGAAGAGCCTCTTCCTTCATACTTAGCATTCTCATAAATCTTAAAGGGTACGGCCATCATCAGGCTTTCTTCAAAGGTCCAGTCCTGCACCTCTTTCGGCAAAGGATATTCCTGCTCATTCCGATACAGCTTATGCCGGATATAGCCTCTACCGTAGTGTGCGTGCAGCACATCGCCTTTATCCCATGGAATCTTGAAGATAACTTCTTTCAATCTGCCGTAGCGATAGACGAACTCTACGCGCTCTCCCGGTACCCATTCGATAATCGGATGTGCGCTTTCTGCCGGATCCAGCACAATACGGAAAGCACCGTCACCGACTACAAGGGTGTCCTTTAGGCAGGTATCCATCAAAGCTTCAAAGTGGTTCTCTTCTTCGATATCCTCCCAAAGGTTCTTCTGGATGTCGCTGTCAAACTCGAAAGCATTCATGTCCGGAAGAACGATAGCACTAAGCATTTTTACGATTAGTCCAGGAAGTCCAGTATGGATTTTCCGAATCTCCATTCCCGCTGTAGGCTTTGCGCCCCAAAACTTCTGTGCATCGTTTAGCATTCGGCACTGCTGATACAGCTGTTCCAGTTCGTTTCCGTCTGCCCTATACCATATTCGATTCCTAATGGCAGCAGTCTCAAAATCCATAAAGCTTTGAATCGAAACATGATAGGGGCTTACAGGCTGAATCTGTAGCCAGTTCTGTAATCCTTTTTTAAACTTATCTGTCATACTCTTTATCCATCCCACTGTTTATCTCTCCGATCAGCTTTCTAAACGGTATCCAAGCATATTGTGCGGCGTTTATCGTGTGGTCGTGTCCGTCCTCAGGAATGTCTTTATTTTCCTCCCAAGAATAGCTGTTCAACTCTCTGATGTGCTCCGTGCAGTCCTCAGATACTAAATACTTCCCTTCCGCAAGCCAGCCTAGCTGGAAGTTAATACGGTCAATGATACTTACTTTCTTGTAGCTGTTTACAAAGGTGTATAGGCTTCCATGGTTACGCTTAAGCTTATTAAGCTCTGTAATGGTCGCCTGGTCTGCTGAATCAATGAACACGTCTCTCGCAAAGCCGTAGTCCTTTCTACAGGATTCCAAGAAGGCTATGAACTTTACAGCTGTGTCCGATGGTGCTAATGGCTCCTGCCTATCCCTATTGTTGTACACACATTCTCTTAGCACTATGCAGCGCTTGTCCTTAGTAATGCCTATGAACATCATGGCTATAGTGTCTTCGGAATGAGAGGAATAGGAAGTATCCAGTCCTGCGGTAAACTTCACAAAAGGATTAATGCTATGCGGAATCTTTGCAATCTCCTGTCTGCTAAGTACGTGCTTCTTCTCATCGAAGTTAGAAAATACAAGGCCTGTAGAGCGACCGCGCAAGCCCTCAATCTTGTTTTTCCATATCTTCGTGCCTCTTGGCGTGTTTCTAAGAATCTGCTCAAGCTTTTCTTTAGGCAATCCCAAATTATGGGAAAAAGAAAAGAACCAATGCACCCAGCCGGGCTTCGGTTCTTTCACTAAGCAATCTCTTATTTCTTTCGGTGTTTCGCTTTCCCACTCCGGAAGAGGCCTTGAATGGTCCACATACTCAGAATAGACAGGGAGCGAAGGATCATCGGGATTCAAAGTTCCCATCATATAATCGCAACGCATTGCCGCCTCGCGGACAAAATCAATATCCGCCGTGTTTATCTCATCGATGTAAAGGCATCCGTACTGTCCTCCTAAGGCTTTCTTCCACTTCACCTTATCATCGTAGCCTAGAACATATATCGTTTTATCCCCTCCACTTGCATGGAAAAGGATATGCGGTATTTTATCGTCGCTGGTACCGTTACCGTTGTACTCAACAAGTATGCCAAAGTCGTCTACGATGCCAAGATCCTTGTTGATGATATTCTTTTCTGCTGTACCGGTATCCTTTGCCGCTATGATGTGGAGCTTCTTCTTACTGCTTGCAACTTTCGTCATGAACTTAAACAAGCCTACAGTCGTCTTTCCGGCTGAAGTGGTGTCAGCCCTCCAAAAATTCGACCGATGCGCCGCATCGTAAAAATGCTTTGTATTTATCCGAAAGCATTAACTGTTCTGAACTCATGGAGCTAATCACCCCCTCCCAACTGATCTAGTAAGCTGTCCAGCTTAGACTGCTCGGCTTCAAGTCCGGATACCTCAACCTTATCCTTGAATAACCCGAATCGCTTTCCTAGCAATTCAGCAGCCCTCAGTCTTTCTTTTTCGTCCGGCGCCTTTTTGAACCGCCTAGCTTCGGAAACACCGTCTCCAAGCCCCTCGACTACAACTATCTCAGCCGAAGAATCGCCACGCATTACGGAAGTAAGATATTCCATTACCTCTGTAGCTGTGGCCATGCGGTCGCTACTCATGTTTTCAAGAATCGGCTCGATTGCCTGTTTTATTTTAACATTCTTTAACAGCCGACAAGCCGCCGCTCCTGCCGTCTCATCATTCTTTACCGTAGGATATGCGGCACGATAAGCCCTTGTGCCGTTCATATCAATCAGGTATTCTTCAATAAACTTTTTCTGTTTGTCTGTTAAATCGTCTTTGTTTTTCACTAAGGCTCATCCCCTTTCCAACAATATCCTTTAGTAACGAAAATGGAGCCACCGTTAAGTGGCTCCGAGCTTCAAAAGGAGTTCCATGTTACATGGCAAATGGCAAGATGCGTTCCGACACCAAGTCCATTATTATTGTAAAACGAATTTTCCGAATAAACCGAATTTTCCGAATTATTTTTTGACTTTTTCGAAAAATTTGTCGTGAATCATAATTCTTACATAATCCTCTGAAACGTTCGCCAGTTTCTTTGCTATCCATCGCCAAGTTCTATCCTCTGTATATCTGCTCCGGATAACAAAGCGCA